ATCGAGACTTTACGGAGAACCCTTTGAAGTTTACGGATTGGTTAAATCAGTATTTCGGTGAGGGTCACATGGAGATACTGAGAGAGAAGCAGCGGGGCATATTCAAAGCTACGCCAGAGATCAAGAAAGAGATATCAAAGCACTATCGAGATGAGTTAAAGTTAATGGGCGAGGATTCAAGCTACCAGCCGAGGAGCTATAACTAATGGTTATTGATGATTTACATGATGCCCAGGTAGTTTTTAAGCCGAGAAAGCGAAAGTTAACTATCCAGCAGGTAGCCGAGGCCATGGAGTTAAGATCAAAGGGTATTGGTTACGAAAGGTTAGGCATGATATTCGACGTGGGTACGGATTGTATCCGTAACAATATCCGAGGCGCTCAGGAACACGGGTATAACTGGTGGCGTTTGTGAAGAAGTACCATCACGCCAAAGTAAAATTTAATGGTGGCGTGGGTGGTTTGTTATGTAACGGGTGCGGTGTGATCTTGAAATACGGATTCACGCACCAAGATTGTGAGCATTTTTGCGAGAGGTGTGAAGATGAGTCTTTGGAAAACGAAGATGAAAGCGGATTTGATAATGCTGAAACTGGATTTGAAGGCGCTGATGAAAAAGGTTGATGTGTACGACGCGCTGATCTATTCGTATATGGCGTTCTGTATATACATTGTCGTGGTGAGCGTATGACTGATCTAAGACACAAGCTGGATAAAGAGACTAAGCGCAGACACTTTCCAGAGATGGAAGGGGGGAAGGGATCGAGACAAAGGCAGAGTACGCCAGAGTCTCGTAAGAGGTTTGAGGATAATTGGGATAAGATTTTTAAGAAGTGATTAGTTGCACGCTGGCTTGCGGTTCTCATAGTCGGGCCAATGACCAGCGCACACCATTTCGTTGTAAACTTTGGCTTGTGTTTCTTCTGCCTCGATATCACCATTGCCAGCTATACCAAGGGCGAGTAATACAAACAGCGAGGCCATGATTATTGCGGTGATTCGTTTCTCTTGTTTGTTCATAGTTAACCCCTTAGCCGCTTACGCGACAATCTTTAAATTCTCGACCGTAAACATCAACCCAGTTCTTCGCCCCATAAAGAGTTGAATAGTCTGCGGCAACCTCTTTTCCGTTAAGCTCAACCATCCAATACTTTGTGTTGCGGCTATTCTTGAGATAACTACAAATTAAAAATCCTCTGTACTCATATTCTGTCATATTCTTCATAATCGTTTCCTCTCCAGTTAGTGGGCTACCTCACCCGACAAAAAAATCATCTCAAATACGAACCATTGTGTAAATAGATATAGTGACAAAGTGTATAGATTATTTAGTTATATTGGTTTGTGTTATTATTCTCTTGTGTAAACGTTTAACGTGGTGGGAGTATGGCAGCAACCAATCCAGCAAAGCAGCGAGCTATGCGCCAAGAATCGCTCAGAGACCTATTATCGAAGCAGAAGCATCTCGAGAAAGCTGTTGATAACATTGTAAAAATAGAACAGCAGGGGGCTAGCATGGAGACTAATGAGCTAAACGCCCTAAAGTACGCTACTGAGGCGCGTATAAAGCTGTTAGGTAAGTACCTGCCAGACTTAAAAGCTACCGAAGTAACAGGCGAGGGCGGTGGTGATCTATTTGTATCGCTGATTAAACGTCGATTTGACGGTATCGAGTAATGCCTACAGTTGAATACCACTTAAAGCCACAAGGGCAAGTGCTTCAGGAGTTTGCAGATTGCCGAGAGCGTAACAGCTTCATCATGGGGCCGTTAGGTAGTGGTAAGACAGTACAGACAATCCTCAAACTGTTTGAGCTTATGTGCGAGCAAGCGCCAGTTAAGGACGAAAGACACCCAAGCTACAACGTTAGGCCTTCGCGCATCATTGCAGCACGTAATACATACAGCGAGCTATTCAGCACGACAATCAAGGACTGGCTCGAGATACTTGGTGACCTGGGCGAGTTTAAACAAGGTAATAAGGAACCGCCTACGCATCGCCTATCGTTTGGGTTAGAGGACGGCACAAGCGTTAGGTGTGAAGTTATCTTCATTGCGTTTGATCGGCCCGAGCACGTTAAGAAAGCCAGGGGTATTCAGACTACTTGGGTATGGCTGAACGAGGCCAAGGAACACTCCAAGGCTGTGGTTGATATGCTCGACCTACGGGCTGGTCGTTATCCTTCAGCTAAGGAAGGCGTAAGGGCTACTCACTACGGTTTGGTAGGTGACTCGAACGCACCCGATGAAGATCACTGGTACTTCAAACTTGCTGAAGAAGACAAGCCCGAGGGCTGGAAGTTTCACAGACAGCCAGGCGGTGTATTCAAGGACGGTGAGGATTGGAAGGTAAATCCAAACGCTGAGAACCTATCCAACCTGCCGACTGCGTACTATCACAGAGGTATGCAAGGTAAGACCGACGATTGGATCAAGGTAAACCTAGCGAATGAGTACGGGTTCGTATCTAGCGGTAAGCCAGTACACCCAATGTATGTTGATTCGGTACACTGCCAGCATTTAGACTTCGAGCCGAGCAAAGACATTCCGATAGTATTGGGCTTTGACTTCGGGCGTACTCCTGCGTGTGCGTTCTTACAGCGTACAAGTATGGGGCGATGGGTATGCTTTGATGAATTCTGTTTGAGTGATTCGGGCGCTATAGACTTCGCACCACAACTAAAGCGGTACATTGATGGCAACTACCCAGATCACAAGTTTAGAGGTTGGGGCGATCCATCGGGCGACAACAAGAACCAGGCTAATGCCGATACACCTTTCAAGATCATAAGGGCAGCAGGTATCCCATGCTCGCCTACTAACACTAACGATCCTGCAATGAGACGTGCGGCACTTGAATTGCCTATGAAAGAAAACTGCATGGACGGTAAGCCGAGATTCACTGTACTGCCCAAGGCTAAGATGATACGCAAAGGCTTACAAGGTGGCTTCTGCTATCGACGCATACAAGTGTCTGGTGACAGGTACACCGATGAGCCTGATAAGAACGAATACTCACACCCAGTAGAGGCTCTTGAATACGCATTACAGGGCGAAGGTGAGGGAAGACAGGCGTTGACTAGGGCGCAATCGTTCAACCGTCCTACGACTGCTAAGGTGGCGTTTAGTGTATTCTGACGTTTACGTTGTCTTTACTAACGACGATGGTTACTGGTGGTCGCCATTCCTGCACCCATTTATCAAGCACTGTTACGTTGTCATACCAGATCGAGGCAGGTGGATAATTTACGGCAAGGTTGTTAAATCACTGGATATTTTTACAGTGGACGACAAACCGTTTAAACTAGACGAAAACGTGGTCGTAGTTAAAGTGAAGGCTAAACAGACTAAACAAGGCTTATTCATGTTGAATACTTGCGTAAGCCATACCAAACAAATACTGGGGATTAATGACCCGTTTATACTCACACCGTGGCAGTTACTAAAGAGGCTGAAACATGAAGAAACCAAAGGCACCTAAAAAGACAGCGCAAGAAGTCGCTGTTGAACGTCGTCAAACTATCATGCTAGACAAGGAGATCGAGGAGCAGGAAGATCGCTTTCGTGCTTTAGCGCGTGGTAAACGTGGAACCGTTAGTTTATTAGGTGGCGCACCTAGAACCCGAGAGGAAGCGGCAAGCCGTGGGGCAGCGGCTGGAGTTGGTGGTTCGGCTGGTCGGTCATTGGTTGGCGGTATGCCTGGCTTTGGTGGTATGGGTAATAGATCAGTGAGAACGGCTGGCGGTTATGGTGGCGGTTCGACTAACTTCGGTGGTGGTTCAATGCCTCGCACTGGTATGCCAGGCGCTCAACAACGATAGAGGTTCATATGCTACCTTCACACCTTGGAACGCTAAACGATATGGTAACGAGGGAGGCGAAAGCCTTTGACTCTGAGGCCATGTGGCATACTCAATTATCTGACGTTTACGAGTATTTCCTACCGCAACGCAACCTATTCGACCGAGAAGATAAAGGTCAGAAAAAGATGGATCGCATATTTGATTCCACTTCACTGACTGCTATCC